AATTTTATAATAGAACAAGAAAAGCAACACCACAATTCTTGGAAATGGATATTAAAAGCAGATACAGAAACTGTAAATAATTTGTATGAATATTGGACACAAGAAATAGCAACAGTTGTTTTATAAAAGGAGAATAAATAATGGGGAAAAATAGTTATATTTTAGAAAAAGAAAGATTGACCAGGCTCAAAGAAAAAAGAAAAGCTGAAAAAAAAATGAGTATAAATTATTTTACAAATAAAAAACAAATTAACAATCAAGAGGTAAAAAATGGATAAAGTACCAAATTACAAAGTAAGTTTGAAACAGGTTTATAATATTTTTAAACAACAAGACTTACATCAAGACGGAACTTTTACTGGCTGGATTGATGACCAGACAGATTTTGATTTTGATGATACTTACGATTTATATAAAATTTTAAGTTATTTAAAAATTGATTTAGACAGCTTTATTGATACAGGAAAAGCCTGGAAATATAATTATTTTAGCGGTGAAGCTGGAGTCACAATAAAAAAAAGATAATAGGAGATAAAAAAATGAATGTACTATCACTTTTTGACGGAATGTCTTGCGGACAAATAGCACTAAACAAACTTAATATAAAATATAATAATTATTATGCATCTGAGATTGATAAATATGCAATCCAGATAACAAAAAAAAACTATCCTAATACAATTCATTTGGGAGATGTTACCCAGGTTTACGATAAAGACTTACCAAAAATAGATTTATTAATAGGCGGTTCACCCTGTCAAGGATTTAGCTTTGCTGGTAAACAGTTAGCTTTTGATGATCCTAGAAGTAAATTATTTTTTGAATTTGTAAGATTGTTAAAAGAATTAAAACCCAAATATTTTTTATTAGAAAATGTCAGAATGAAAAAAGAATATTTAGATATAATTTCAGAATATTTAGGAGTCGAACCCATTAAAATAAATTCTTCTTTAGTATCAGCACAAAACAGAGTGAGATATTATTGGACTAATATACCGGGGATAGATCAACCAAAAGAAAAAGGAATAGTTTTAAAAGACATAGTGCAAAAAGACCACCAAGAACAAACAGTAAAAGACACAAAAAGAAATCAAAGGCACTACAAAAATTTTGATGAAAAATCTTTATGTTTAAGTGCTACATCGTACAAAGGTGCTGGAAATAATGGAATGACTCTTGTTCCTATTCAAATAGGAATGGCTACAGATATAAACGGACATGATATTTTAAAAAGGATTTACTCTACTGATGGTAAATCACCTACTTTAAATGCTTGTACAGGTGGTAACAGAGAGCCAAAAATAGCAGAAAACAAGACATTATACAGAAAATTAACACCTATAGAATGTGAAAGATTACAAACAGTTCCAGAAAATTACACAGAAGGAGTGTCAAATACTCAAAGATATAAAATGTTGGGTAATGGTTGGACAGTTGATGTTATAGCACACATTTTTAAAAATATAGGAGGGTTGACAGTTTAGCTTAAAAAGCTATTATTTAAAATGATGAATGATGTCTTAAAAGGTGTTGCGGATTATTGGTTAGATCATGGATTGGACCACTTATCACCTACTCAAAAAAATAAACCGCTTTGTAATTGGTTTTGGGAATATGTTTACAATGACCAGGATTGGAGACGTAAAAAAAAACCTAGTTCAAAAATGTTTGCTGGAATATCCGCACAAATAGGTTGGGATTATTATATTTTGTTTGATTATACAGAACAACAAGCAATTGATTTGGCTGTAGTAGATTATAAAAAAGTTCAAGGAAAATTTATAGATGATGAAAAAGAGTTGGGAATGTTTAAAGCAAATCTGGAAGCTTTACCAGCTACAATAAAAAATTATATACAAGCTCTTAATGATTTAGATATCAAAAAACATAAAACTATTAATAGTGAAAGAGTTGTCAATCATTGGATTGATGGAATTGATGTACCTTGGACTGGTAGAACAGACATGGAAACAGAAGAGTTTTTTATAGAAGCTAAAACCAAATGGCAGAGGCGAGGAAGTAAACCGCGTAAAGATGGATCTTATAACTATGGGAAGGTTGCAATTCCTGAAACTCCAGATAAAACTCATGTCGATCAGGTTGCGTTCTATAAAACTGCGACTCAGAAGCCTGGATATTTAATATATGCGACTCCTTACGAATATAAAATATTTAGTACTGAAGAGTCATCCTCCTTGTCTAGTGAGATTATGGAAAATAGTATGAATGATTACTATAGAACTGCTCTCACTAGGCAGAATTTATTAAAACTATCCAAAGATGCTGAATACATAGCAAGAAATTTTATTCAGCCAGATTTTACAAATATTAATTATTATTCTTACACTCCAGAAGAATTAGAAGAGGTGAAAAAATTTTATGGAAGAAAATAAAATCATAAATTTAAAACATTTCAAAGATGAATCAATATATCCATTAATCAAAATGGATAAGTTGATAAGAGCTGGAAGAGAAAATAGACACAAAATTAATTGTAGAGAAAGATTAAAAAACAAGCAATCCATGAAATGGGTTTGGGTCAATATTATGAAAGGAACAAATGAACACACAAGATAAATTAAAAGCAGCTGTTAAAATCTATGAGGATGATTTTAGTAAAAATGCGATAGCGGTACGAGGCGGTAAAAAATACGGAACAGTTAATCAAAGGCTCAAAGCTTTTAGACATTACTTTCCAGATGCATCTATAACAACGGATGTAATAAAGAATGAAAAAATAAAAGTTAAAAATATTGAAACAGAGGTAGTCGTTATGAAATGTTCTATTTCTGTTGATGATAAATTAATATCAACAGGTATAGCTGAAGAGTTTAGAGAGGGATCAGCTCCTGTTAATTTAACAAGTTTTTGGGAGGTATGCGAAACATCAGCGATAGGTCGTAGCCTTGCCAATTTAGGTTTTAGCGGTCAGGAGTTTGCATCTTATGAAGAGATAAAAATTGCTGAAACTAAAAAAAAGACTCTGGAGGAAACACCAAAGGGTGAGACTACAGTTGAGTTTACAAAAAGCGAAGAAGGCAAACCAATTGCTAGGGTAACTCTTTCACAGTCTGATATACTAGAGGGTTTGAAATCATTTGCATTAGCAATAGATCAAGCCAAACATATTGGTCACTTATCAAGAACAGTCGCAGAACATAAAAAGTTTCTAGATATTCTTGATGAAGAGTCCAAACAAAAAGCAAGAGAAATTTATCTTGCGAAAGAAAAAGACATTAACACACTCAAGGAAGGAAAAATTATTCATGAGTAAACAATATCTAAACCTATTCCCTGGAGATGACCTCAAGGGATCAATGAGTTCTTGGGGTAATAAACCTTTAGCGAACTCCCATAAAGAAGGATTTACACCAAAAGAAGATATCATCTTAAAAGCTGGTGAAAATTATAAGCTGACAGTTTGGAAGGGTGAAACAAAAAATAGTGGATATCCTACTGTAAGTGTAGTTATTGAACCATGGCAGCCATACACAGGCGGAAGCTCTGACGAAAAAACTCCATTTTAATTAATGCCAGAGGAAATAAATCCAAAACACTATCAAAAGTCTATTGAGACATTTGATGCAATCACAAGCCAGTTATCTCAACAGGAGGTAATTGGCTTACTGCGAGGTCATATCTTAAAATACATGATGAGGTTTGGTTCAAAACATGGCAACACTTTTGATGCTAGAATTACTGATGTTGGTAAAGCTGAATGGTATTTGAACAAACTTATTCAATATCTTAATGATAGAAAAGATTACTATAATGGCTAGATGGAACTACTTTGATAAAGGCGATTATTATTCAGAATGGCACAGACAATATGAAGGAATCGCCTATATTGATATAGACTCAGTTGAATGTTGTAAAGAATGTTACGAACCATTAGCAATTTTAGAAACTGCTATGGATAAAGACCACGATAAAAAAGCTTATACTTTAATTAAAAAAGTTGCGGATCAAATGCAGCTGCCTGGATTTGTAGTTTTATACAAACATGATGGTGAAAAAATATCTCAATTTAGAATACGCAGAGTCAGTCCAGAAGTATCATCAAAATATAGAATAGCTGATCCTAAAGAATGGTTAGATTTTTTGAAATCTTTACAAGCTACTTGTAAGAGTTGCAATAGTGTAAACAATATTGAATGGTAAAATTTGTTTTATTTACTATGATTTGTTTAAATGAATATTGTGTAAATTTAAGTCATGATTTTCAATCATCGAAAGATTGCCAGGCAGAAGCTGCTATTTTACTAAAAACAATAATTGAAAATGATGGAAAAAATTTCTTTATATCATGTAAAGAAAAAAAGTTTTTATAAAGTTAGAGGTAAAATTCTTTCTTATGATAAAGCTCTTTACCCTTGTAAAACTTGTTCCAGGCAATATTTAGAAATCAATTTAATGAAATCTAACAATCATCCAAAATACTTTCATTGGTATTGTTTTCGTTGTTATAATGAAAAATACTACAATAAGTTAAAATAACTGCATTTTCAGGGTAATTTTACCTATCAAAATCCATTTTAAAACGTTTCTAGAGGGTATATAAGGTTGTTCCTGTATGTTCTTATCTATTAATTTTAACTGAGAACCTTGGTATCTTTTTTATGTAGTCTCTTCTCAATCTAATGTTTAACATTTTGTTTAAACAATCTTTTTTATAGAAACTTTGGAGTTGGTAGAGGAGTTCAACGAGTTTGGCATCTGATTTGTTATGAGTAATATAAATAACATCTTTATGACTATGTATAAGAGTAGTTGAATTAGATCCCCAATAATTATTAAAAGCATTTCCTGTTTTACTTGTTAGACCAATATAGTATTCACCTGTTGTATAATAAATTTTATAAACTTTATAGATCGATTGTCTTTTAAGTTTCTTTTTTTTCTTTTTTATCACAACCTACACAAGTCCATGTTTCAAAATCCTTACTTCCCAGGGATGGTTGTTTCTTACAATCTGGACAAAAACTAACCTGAGATTTTTTTTTGTAAAGTTCTTGTTCAGATCTTGGTTTTTTAAACCAATCGTAATAATGCATCAAAAAAGTTTAATCACTAATGATAGTATTACAACAATTGAAACTATAACTGCAAATTTTTTAATATGACTATAGTCATTAAATATTTTTATAGCGTTATCAGTTTTGTCAATAATCTTATAAAGTATTTTTTCCATGTTATCTCCTTTATTTTTTTAATAGTTTCATTGCACCACTAGCTCCTTTAATTCCAAACGATGCACAACACGCAATATATAATAAATTGGTGTAATACGATGGAAGGCTATGCAGAGCTTCAAAACCAGCTTTAATATGCGGTGTCCAACCAGGAACAAATACTGCCACAGCTGGTACTAAAAGGCAAATCAAAATTAATTCATCTTTCCAAGAACCTTTCATTTGGTCTACAGCTGACGCTTCCCAGGCTATTTTACCAGCAGCAATATCTTCCATTCTCTTTTGATTAGCTTTTATTTCAGTAATTTTTAATTCTGATTTTGCTTTTTTAGTTGCTATAAATCCTTTAACAGCATCTCCAACAATATTAGCAAGTGGTGATATTAACATATTTAACATTTTTGAACAGGTGAGTCTAACGTACATTCCCCTTTATCTGAAACATATAATAAACGAACTCCCATTTTTTTCTGTAATGGTGAAGGAGATCTATAAATATAGTTATTTTTTTTACCTACTCTATCACCTGTTTTTCTATAGCTAGATGATTTAACGTCAACTAATAATATTTTTTTACTCTCTGGACAATAACAGATAAAATCAATAGGAGATTGAACAGCCTTCTTACTATAGACAATATAACCTTGTTGAACTAACCACATCTCAGCGGTCATCTCGGATTGGAAGCCTTTTAATATTCGCTTATCCATTGTGGATAACTATATACGATTATTTATATTATTTTAACCCTAAAAATTTACTACTAAGAGCAATAATACCAATAATAATACCACCAAATAAAGCAATAGCTTTTATACCACCAGCTCCCATGTTCATTCTTTTATTTAAAGATTTAATTTCTATAGACTGTTTGTTAACAGTATCAGATATATGATTTATTTTTTCTTGCATAACAGTAACTTGAGTAATAAGAACCTCTATTTTTTTAGCGGTTGATAATTTAGTTAAATCAGCCATTTACATTGTCTTTTTGTAATTGTATATGCTTATTTTTTAAATTAATAATATCATCAATAGGTTGATTAATTAATCCAGTTCTAAGAGAAAAATTTCTATCATAAGAACCAGTCAATCTTTCTTTAGTAAACTCATGAGCTTCCTTCTCTTCTTTTAATTCTTTTGTTAATTGTTTTATTTGTTTTTCTAATAATTTAATATTATCCATAACTTACTTTACTCCTGATAATGGATTTGACAATGCTTTATTGATACTAAGTTCTAAATCTTCTTCTATAATTTTTAATTCTTCTAATAATTCTCTGCTATCTTCTTTTTGTCTATCCTCGATATCATTAACAATTTCGGTAATATGTCTGATGTCATTATTCATATTGCGAATATCTGTTTTAATATTAGTACCTAATGATTGTGTTACATCATTTACTAGGGTTATTTCACCTAATATCATATCTACCTCAGATTTTAGAACTGCTAGTTGTTCGTCATAGTGAGATAAATCAGGCTCAATATATGTATTTATTTTATTTTCCATCAATTGATATCTTGACCAAACCTCTGCTGATCCCCAAACCAATCCACTAAAGGTAGATAATAAACTAATGATAAGTAATAATTTACCACCTTTAAATTTAACCCCTTGGTATTCTAGTTCTGCCATTGATTATCAACCATTTCATTAATTGTCAGGTAATCTTTATACCCTATAACATTAAAACCATTATCTTTTATCATAGACTTTGCTTCATAGAAAGACAGATTATCATAAAAATCAATATCATTAATTTGTGTATTAGATAATGCACTAAAATCTATATCAGATAACACAACCATCAAAGCAATCTGGGTAGCTTGTGCCTGGCTAGATGATTTATTTGGTTGAGCTGCCATAATTTTATCAGCTATTTTTTCTTTTATTTCTTTTTCAGATATTGTTTTTTGTTCTGGTTCAGCTTCTTCTATAGCTTCTTCAGAAGGTTCTTCTACTTCTTGTTCAGGCTCTTGTTCTGGTTCTTGTATATCAATTTCCATTTGTTCTTCAATTTGTGTTTCTATTTCTTGGATTTCTGGCAGCTCTTCCATAACAGCAATAGGTTCAATCATAGGTTCGTCAACAAGAATATCATTAAAGCTCATTTCAAATGAGACATTATTTGTATAAATATCTTCCATAACAATATCTAATTGAGCATTATCTAAAAGAATATTGTCTTTAATAATATCATCAACAACATCAATGATAATATTATTGATAATATTAATAGTATTATATTGAAAAGATAAATGAGGTTGAGATATTATCCCTCCATAAAAACTATCTTCATAATAACCAGCATCAATTGACCAGATACCCATTTGATATAATACATCTTGATAATTATTTTGACCTATAGATTGTTTATAAAGATAATCTTTTTGACCTTCGTAATTCATTTCAACTGTATGCTCGTAAGTTTGAATTAAACTACCATCTGACTTAGTTAAATTAAGTGTAATAGTAAAATAATCTTTACAGTCATAAGTATTATCGGAACAAGTAGGAACAGTTAAATTACTAGAATGACTTTCTATTGTTGCACCATATTGAAAATCAAATCCTTGCTGTATTTCTGTAACAGATAAACCTTGATTTATAAGGGAATCTTGATGACTTAGAATACTACCACCACCTAATATGCCTTCAGTTTTTAAACTATTTCCTGTGCAAACTTCACCAGTTTCTATAGTTCCAGAGTAATCACATTCTTCTATTGATGCTTTATCTTTTAATGTCCATTCATCAGCTGGGTCTAAGACATTCCCAGTATCAATCGTTTCTGCTTTATAAGATGAATGCCAGGAAAGTAAGCAAAGTAAAAATATTAGCTGTAGTATGTTTGACTTCTTTAGCATCAGCTTTTATAACTTCCTTTTTATTTATTTGTTTTTCTTTTAATGTTTTATAAATCAAAGAATCCTTTGGCATTAATTCTATATCAGCTAACCAAATATCTTTTGCTGCTTCTGAAATTTTTCCTTGGATTGGTGGATATACGCCTGACATCCAAAGACTATCGAACACTCTTGGATCTTGTGCGAGAATGGCTACTGCTGGAACGGACAATCCTAGATTCTTTAATTGTCTCGAATATTTAATTAAAGTACACGCATCATCTGATATTGTTAATCCGCTAGAAATTCCAACTACACTAGAAGTAACACTACCTGAGATTCCTGTTTTACAAATATCACTATTCATAACGGAAATTGATGGACTAATAGCGGAGGGTGGTGCTTTGTCTACAGTATTTGAGGAAACTGTACTTACAGTATTAGTTTCACTTCTTGCATCTGTAACTACTGCTACAGTTGTGAATAAAAATAAAATTGTAAATAGTAGTTTCATTTACCACAGATACACTCACCATTGCATGGACAACTCATTTTGGAAATTTGTCCTTTACAGTTTTAATTGTAGCCTTCCAACCATCAATTCCATTATGGAATATGTCGTCAAGCTGATCCACTATAGATGGATATTCTTCTGCTCTATCTCTTTGATACTTGTTGGCATCATAAGCTGTTTGTAAAGAAGTTACTTCTGCACTTACTTCGCTCCATGAATATGCCTGTGTATCAGAGAATATTGCAGTACCATTTGCATCTGCACCTGAAATGAATTTAACTTGTGAGTTATATTCTGCTTCATTGGTTGGCTCACCTCTAACAACAAACTCATGGCTATTGCCACCCTTTTTGTTGAGAGATTGTATTGCTGTTGCTATGTCTGTCATTGTTTTCTCCTTTATAATTCTATTATTGTATATCCTGTTCCTTTTTGTCCATGACTTGCACTGGCACTTACTCTATTAAACCAAACAGTTGAACTAGTACTTTGGTTATGAAAATAATTTAATTTTGTATATAAAGTATCTCCACTAGATGCTGTGATTGTAAATTTTTGAACAAAACTTCTAGGTGTATTATCGTATTCTCCTTTGTATGTCATACACTGCATTTGTGTAGGAACATCTGTTGAGTAAAATCCTGTACCTCCAGCACCATTCATATCTAAATTAGTTGCAGTAAAAGAGCTGTTATCTAATGAATATTCAAATCTATAATAAGGATTATAAACATCATTGTTTGAGTTATTTCCATAAGTTACACAAAATGTTCCAAAAATATAAAGTGTTGGATTGTCTTTTGTTAATGTCATATTTCCACTAATTAATGTAATTCCAGAACTACTAGTTGCATATTGTGTATCTGTATAAAATGCTTGAACATTTGTTCCTGTAGGTACCCCACTAGGTAAAGCAGTTACTGCTGAAATCGAATTGTTGTTTAGTTTAATTAAAGCCATTATGCTAGTACCTCCATTAAAACTATATAAGATGGAGTGTTAGCAAAAGATGCTCTAGCTGTACTTCCAGCCGCACCTGTTTTATATTGAAATTTATATGTAACTGCACTTGCTGTTGAAGGACTGTCTAATTGAATAAAATTATTTACCCATCTAAAAGAAATACTACTAGCAGAATTTACATATAAAGCAAAATTCTGACTACCTGATTCATGTATTGTAGTAGAACCTCTTAACACTTTTTGATACGCATCAACTTCAGTACCACCAGTAACTTGCATAGGTATCATAGCTTGAACTAAAACTTTACTACTTGTAGCTACAGGAGTAATTGATGCAGACAATCCTATATCTCCATAGGTTGAACTTGTTGTTGAAAAAGTTGAAGTTAAACTACCTTGAACTACTTGTCCTACTTTACCTCCACCAATCGTAGCACTACCACCAAGTGATACTGCACTACCATTAAGTGTAATTGAACTATTAGCTAACTTAGCATTAGTAACATTACCATCTACTATATTAGAAGTTGTGACTGTACCAGAACCTATCGTTGTTAAAGTGATTGCTCTTTCTGCTAGTATAAAATCTATAACATCTG